AGGGGCCGCTCTCTGAGCAGTACGAGAACCGGCCGAGGTTCGAGGTGAACAAGACGCAGCTGGCGGTGATGCGTATCATCAACGACTACCGGTCGAACCGCATCACGGTGGAGTACGTCCCCAAGGAGAAAGAGTACGAGTCACTGGCGGAGACGTGCAACGGTCTCTTTCGGGCGACGGAAGTGGACTCGAGCGCGGAAGAGGCGTACGACAACGCCTTTGAAGAGGCGGTGACCGGTGGGTTTGGGGCGCTGCGCCTGCGCAATGAGTACGAGGACGAGTACAGCGGTGAGAGCGACGAGCAGCGCATATGTATTGAGCCGATTTACGACGCGGACTCCTCGGTGTACTTTGACTTGAACGCGAAGCGCCAGGATAAGGCAGACGCGAAGCGGTGTTTTGTGATTACGGCCTTAACTCGCGAGGACTACGAAGCGGAGTGGGGGGACGACCCCACGACGTGGCCGAAAGAGATTACGCGCACCCAGTTCGACTGGCAGACGCCGGATGTGGTGTATGTGGCGGAGTACTACCGTGTGGAGGAGACGACGGACTACATGGTGACGTTTGAGGGGCTTACGGGGGATGAGGAGAAGGAGCTTTTGTCGGTGCTCAAGGAAGGCAAGATGGAGGAGATGGAGGCGCTTGGGTACAAGGAAGTTAAGCGCAAGAAGATTAAGCAGAAGAAGGTGCACAAGTGGATTATGTCTGGGGGGAAGATCCTTGAGGACTGCGGGTACATTGCTGGGAAGTGCATCCCGATTGTGCCGGTGTACGGGAAGCGGTGGTTTGTGGACAACGTGGAGCGGTGCATGGGGCATGTGCGGCTCGCCAAAGACATGCAGCGCCTAAAGAACATGCAGCTCTCTAAGCTCGCAGAGATTTCGGCGCTCTCGTCCATGGAGAAGCCCATCTTCATGCCCGAGCAGGTGGCGGGGCATCAGGTGATGTGGGCGGAAGATAACCTCAAGAACTACCCGTACCTGCTGGTGAATGGGATTACGGACGCGCAAGGCGCGGTGCAACCGGCGCCGCCGTTGGCGTACACAAAAGCCCCGCAGGTGCCCCCTGCGATGGCGGCGTTGTTGGGGGTTACGGACATTGATATGCAGCAGCTCCTTGGGAGCCAAGGCAACGGGGACAAGATGGTGTCCCACGTTACCAGTAAGGCTGTGGACTTGGTGATGCAGCGCCTCGACATGCAGAGCTACATCTACGTCTCCAACATGGCGAAGGCCATTAAGCGCGTGGGCGAGATTTGGCTGTCCATGGCCAAAGACGTGTTCGTGGAAGATAAGCGCAAGATGAAGGTTGTGACGTCCAACGGCGAACAGGACGAGATTGAGCTCATGACACCGGTGATTAACCCAGAGACCGGTGAGCTTGAGTACGACAACGACCTATCAGAAGCCGAGTTTGACGTGGCGGTGGACGTGGGACCGTCTTCAACAACGAAGCGGCAAGCGACGGTGCAGGCGCTGCTCTCGATGATGGCGGTGACGCAAGACCCTGAGACGATGAATGTGCTCTCGTCCATGGCGATGATGAACATGGAAGGCGAAGGGCTTGGGGATGTGCGCAGCTACTTCCGCAAGAAGCTGCTGAAGATGGGGGCGGTTAAACCCACCGAGCAAGAGGCCCAGGAGCTCCTTGCCGAGGCCCAGAACGCCCAACCGGACGCACAGACGCAGTACTTCGCAGCAGAGGCGCAAAGGGCAAATGCGCTCGCTACAAAGGCACAGGCCGACACGGTGCTTACGCTGGCAAGGGCCGAGGAGACGCGAGCGAAGACCGAGGAAACGATTGCAAAAGCTGGTCAGATTGATCAGGACAAGGCGATGAAGCTGGCGGACCGCATCGAGGACGATGTGCAGAAGCTGGTAGCGCCGGTGCAAACATTTTAGTGGACAGACCCACTAATTGAGAAAAAATGGAGAACAACAACACGGCAGTAGATGCTGAAGTTGTCTTGGAAGATGAGGAAGCTCCCGTAGCGGAGGCTGTGGCTGAGGAGACCGGTACGCCGGCGACCTCGGAGCCAGCCAAAGACGGGGAAGCGACCGCTTCAGAAGAGATCGACGTCAGTATCGGGGATTCGCCAACCCAGAAAGAGGACGCAGAGAAAGCACCGGAATGGGTGCGTGAAGTGCGTAAAACCAATCGGGAACTGCACCGTAAGAATCGGGAGCTAGAAGAGAAGCTGAAGGCAATATCGGCAACTGAGAACAATCCGGTTGACCCTGGGCCAAAGCCGACACTTGAAGGCGCTGATTACGACACGGAGAAGTACGAGGCCAAGCTGGCAGAGTGGTTTGACCGGAAACGGAAAGCTACTGAACTCCAAGCCAAGGCCGAGGAAGAGCAGCAAGCCCAACAAGCAGAGTGGCACAAGAAGCTTGAGAACTACGCGAAGTCGAAGACTGAGCTGAAGGTTCGAGACTACGAAGATGCCGAATCTGCGGTGCAAGAGGTGTTGAACACGACTCAACAAGGGATCCTGTTGCAGGGTTCAGACAACTCGGCATTGCTGGTGTACGCGCTGGGTAAAAACCCCAAGAAAGCGAAAGAACTCTCTGAGATAAAAGACCCAGTGAGGTTCGCGTTCGCGGTGGCAAAACTCGAAACACAACTCAAGGTGACAAAGAAAACTGCTCCTCCTCCAGAGAAGACCCCACCGTCCGGCGGGGCTAGGTCAACCGGTGGTTCCGACGAAGTGTTGGACAACCTACGCGCAAAGGCTGAGCGCACCGGTGACTACACGCAGGTAATCGCCTACAAACGTCAATTGCAGTCAAAAAAGTAACCTATGGCTAACTCGTTCAATAAAGAAGAGCGCGTAGCGTTTGAAAACCTCCTTGAGGGGTTCAACGACGCGCTTGTCCTCTCCCGTAACGTCTCGATCTACAACACGGATCAGACGATGATGGAGCGCACCAACAACGTCATCTGGCGCCCGCAGCCCTACATCGCGACTTCGCTCTCGAACGCCGGTGTGGGTACGGACATCACCAGCGTTGGTGGCTACGCCTCCTACACCCAGCTCGCGGTTCCCGCCAGCATCAACCAGACGCGCACGGTCGCTTTCGAGCTCAACGCTCAAGAGCTTCGTGACGCTCTGCAAGAGCAACGCCTTGGCAACTCGGCCAAGCAGAAACTCGCTTCTGACATCAACGTGTCAGTGCTGAACATCGCGGCCAATCAGGGCACGCTGGTGGTTAAGCGCACGACGGCGGCTGGTGCTTCGAGTGGTTTCGATGACGTCGCCCAGTGCGAGGCCATCTTCAACGAGCAAGGCATCATGGACGGCGACCGCTACCTCGCGCTCAACACGCGGGACTACAACGGTCTTGCTAACGACCTTGCCAAGGCTTCGCGCTCCTTCGGGAACCAGAAGTCCGACAAGGCGTATGAGCGTGCATACGTTGGGATGGTAGCGTCCTTCGACATCTACAAGCTCGACTACGCGGTGCGGCTGTCTGCTGGGTCTGCTACGGCGACCATCAACACGACCGACGCGGCAGCGAACTACTACATCCCGAAAGCCATCTCGACCTCGCCAACGACGGCTGAGCGGCTCAACGTGGATAACCGCTTCCAGTCTCTGACGGTGGCAGTTTCTGCTGGCGCCTTGGCGGCAGGGGACGCGTTCACCATCGCTGGCATCAACGCAGTGCATCACATCACCAAAGGTGACACCGGTCAGCCTAAGACCTTCCGTGTTATCTCGGCGAGTGCGCCTGCTGCCGGTAGCCAAGCGATCGTCATCAGCCCTCCGATCATCTCGAACCAGGTTGCTAACGCGGCTTCTGCGCAGAACCAAAACTGCGTGGCGAACACGAAGGCATCCAACGCGGCAATCACGCTCCTCAACACGGCAGCAGCTCCTGTGAACTGCTTCTGGCACAAGGACGCGATTGAAATCCTCCCTGGCCGCTACTCGCTCCCCGACAACGCCGGCGTTGCGGTGATGCGCGGTTCAACCGACCAAGGGTTGGAGCTCGTCATGACCAAGCGTTTCGACCAGAACACTCTCACGACCAAGTATCGTGTGGACACGTTCTACGGGGTTGTCAACAAGCAGCCCGAAATGAGTGGTATCATCCTGTTCAATCAGGTATAGTTCCCGCAAACGGGGGGTGGCCCTTCGGGGCCATCCCCTTAACTTAACTGAAACCAAGGACTTATGCCGCTTAAGAAGGGTTATTCACAGAAGACAATCTCCTCGAACATCAGCAAGGAGATGAAGTCCGGCAAACCGCAGAAGCAAGCGATTGCAATCGCGCTCTCGACTGCTCGCAAAGCGAAGCAAGCGGCTGGAAAACCCGTCGGCAAACTGAAAAAATGACTGATTTCCCCATCATGGTGTACCGCTCGCCAGGCAAAAGCCCTGCGCGATATGGCACCTACGACTACTGCGGCGTCGAATCACAAGACGAACTCGATGAAGCCCTCTCTTTGGGCTGGAGTTTGAGTGTTGAAGAGGCTGTGGACACCTACAACAAGGCCGTTGAGGCCGCTGTAAGGCTCAAGAACGAGCCGAAAGTGAAGATTGTGGTCAGTGAGCCCGAATCCGAGGCTGCGCCTGCTCCTGAGGCTGCCGGAGAGCCGGTTTTGCTGGCTGAAGAAGACGAAGAAGAAGACAAACCGCGCCGCAAGCGCAAATAACCGCATGGGATACACTAAACGCCAGTTCGTTGAGGCCGCTTTTGAGGAACTCGGGTTGGCGTCTTATGTGTTTGACCTCACGCCCGACGAGCTTCAGTCAGCGGTGCGCCGGCTTGATGCCATGGTGGCGCAGTGGTACGCGAAAGCCATCCAGATTGGCTACCCTTTGACCAACTCGCCTGACAACGCTGACCTCGACACGCAGACCAATGTGCCGTTAACAGCCAACGAGGCGATCATCTTGAATCTGGCGATGCGTATCGCCCCGCAGTACGGCAAAGCGCCTTCGCCTGACACCAAGACAGGCGCGATTGCTGGCTACCAGACGCTCCTCATGCAGAGCGCCAACGTCCTTCAGCAGCAGTACCCTTCGCAGATGCCTGCTGGCGCCGGCAACAAGGATGTGGACTGGCCGTTCTTGCCGGTTCCGTCCATCGCCCCCATCGAGCAACAACCCAACGGTCAGCTTCTCTTCCTCTAACATGGCTATTCAAAATCTCGATAACGTCGACAGCATCAGCCCCTCGACGTTGTTTGCTGTCAACCAGAACGGGCTCGACTACAACTGCACCGCAGCGGTGGTGGCTGACTTCATTGAGCAGAACGTCACGGTCAACGATGGCAAGGTCATCCAGTACTCCTCGCCGATTAGCGGCTCGACGGTCGCCATCAGCGGCACGAACAACAGCGTGTGGCTGGTGCTTACCCCCATTAGCACAGTGGCCTCGCTGACGATCCAACTCCCGCAGGTCTCAGGCTGCGTGGCAAACCAAGAGATTCTTGTCAACACCACTCAGACAATCACCGCTTTGACGGTGAACCTGAACGGTGCGGTCGGAGGCGGCGTTCCGACGACTCTCGCGGCAAACGGCTTCTTCACACTCCGGTTCGAGCCGGTCATCCAAAAATGGTATCGCGTAGGCTAATATGACACTCCCATTCAATCCCTCTTACGGTAGCGGACAAACCCAGTCAGCAACTGGAACCTCCGCCCAGTACAGCATCCAATCTGGCACCCGCAGCATCTGCGTGACCAACACCGGTTCAACCAATCCGGTGTACGTCCGCATCGGGCAGGGCACGATTACCGCAACGACCGCTGACTACATCGTCATGCCGAGCAGCCAAGTGTCCCTTGGCAAGTTCGAGGACGATAACGTCATTGCAATCATCTCGCCTTCCGGAACGACGGTTAACTTCATCTGCGGCGCTGGCCTGTGATTCGTTACCTCTCAAGACGACGCTCGAAGACGCCTGCGGGGCCCACGGTGACCCCTCCAGGGCCGCCTCCCGCTGCGTCGTTCTACCTGCGCCCTGGTGGCGGAACGAACTACTATCGCCGGCCAGGCGGCGTTGACCGGTACATCAGACCCTAAAGCATATGCCTGACATTACAGTATCCTCTGACATCGACTCCTTCATGCAGTCTGCCAACCGGCAGGCCGCGATGGACAACCTCGCCGGCGCAACGACCTCCGGTCAGTACCTTCGCGGGAACGGATCGGACGTTGTTATGTCGGCAATCCAAGCCGCTGACGTCCCAACGCTCAACCAGAACACGACCGGCACGGCGGCTGGTCTGTCCGCAACGCTGGCTGAGACGTCTGGCGGAACGGGGAAGACCAGCTACACGAACGGAGAGCTTCTCATCGGCAACGCCGCAGGCGGGCTTACAAAGGCTACGCTGACGGCAGGTAGCAATGTCACCATCACGAACGGCAACGGAGCTATCACCATTGCATCTTCTGGCGGCAGCGCAACCCCGACCGACGTGCAGATATTCACATCGAACGGAACGTGGACAAAGCCTGCTGGGGCTGTATCGGTTAACATTCAACTCTTCGGCGCA